GTTGCTAATTGCTTACCATAACATTCATAAAGCTTACTTTTTAATTCTTGTACTTCGCTGTGTGTGTACCATAACCACATTGCAAGTACTCCAGTTGCTCCTTGCTTTTTAATTATTTCTAAAAGTTTAGTTATATCAATCATTCTAATTAATTTTCAAAAGGTGGGGGTGTTGGCTTAGGCTCATAAGAAATCAACTCAAGGTCTTTAACCCAAAGATAATCAGGGTTTACACATTGCTCCATTTCTTCTACTGAAATAACCCAATTATCATTCAAGTCCTGAATAGGGTTGAAATAAGAATCAGGTGCATACCATTGACCGACTAATTCGTCTTTTTGTACCTCTGTCAATAGTCCGACATAGGTTAACTTTTGTTCTTTTGTTAAATCTGTTAGTTTCATATATTATACGTTTCTATTTAATGCTGTTTGAAATGCTTGTACCGCTGTGTAAAAGTTAAGTGCTTCGGTATCTGTTAATCCGTCTCCTATTGAGGCAAAGGCACATTGATTTGAAGTATATTGCTGTCCAAATATAGTTTCACTTCTTGCACCAATAAAAACATTAGAATTTGGTTTTGAAACACTTGATATATTTTTGTTTAAATAAACAACTCCATTTTGAAAACATTTAAATGATGTTGATATTATTCTATTGGCTAAAAATAAACCTTGTGTATTAGATTGTGCTGTTTGATTTGATGCTGTACTATAAACATTTGAATAATCGGTATTATCTCCACTTGAAAATTTTGGTATTAAAATTATCGATGATTGATTAAAACCAGCACCCATTAAACATGATGTAGGTTTATTTTCTCTTGAATAATATGATATTGAAGAATTATTTAAATTTAATGTAGTATTTGCATTTAATTTAGTATCTGCAAAACCATTTATTCCATTAGGTTGGTAACCATTTGCAGTCCATGAACCGCCACCATTCCAAGTTAATCTAAATGCAGCATCTAAATCTCTTGGGTCTTTAAGGTTAAATTTCATTTGTGACTTAATATCCGCTTCAACTGTTTTATCTGTTACAAATGGATACAAGGCTGAAAATTTCGTCCAAATAGAATACCCTTTCAAGTCAATTACCAAAGTATTAATAGCCGCTTGTTGATTAGGGTCTGTTATTGCAGCCGCTGTAATAAACGCTTGTGCATCAGGGTCTGTTGTAACACCTACAATATCAGTTAAACCCGCCCAACTATCTGCGTGTATATCACCCCAGCCAATAGCGTTATTTGCACCTTGTCCCCAACCTATTGCGTTGTTTGCTGAACCATCACCCCATCCGTTACTATTTGCCATACTTATTTAACTTAGTGGTTCGTGTTTTGTTCAATTTAAGTCAATAACAACCTCGTAACCTTGCCCCTCATAAGCGATTTTAGCGTACTTATGAGCTGTCTCCAATGATTGTGTTTCGTTAGGCTCTAAATTAGCCGTTAAAGAGCGTGATTCAACGTCTGTGAATACTACTTTATTTTCTTCAAATGTTTGCTCACTTACATAAGTTATAATACCTATTTCTAAAGTAGTGCCATTTGCACGTCCTACAAACTCCACACGCCCGTAAATTTCTGGAATTGTTATATCAGTTCCTGATAATTTAATTTGTTTTTCTTCTGTTCCTTTAATTAAAATTGCCATAATATATTTTTAAGATAATAAACCTAAATTTTGTAATATCGTAATCAAATCAGAAACGGTTGTTATTCCAGCACTTGATTGTTGGTATAACTTAACAACATTTCCGTTTTCAGTTCTAAAATGTGGTGCCGCATTCCCTGCTGTTATATCAGCTGAATATTGTTGGTAAGCATCAGCAGGTGAAGAGCCTGGAGCTGTTCCAGTATATTGTGCTAAAACTTTGTCTGAACTTGTACCAAAAGACGTTCCCCCAATAGCTACATTGCCACTTGTTGAATTAAATATAACGCTTCCAGTTGTTGTTTCTATTGCTCTATGTGTCAATCCTACTTCCGATGTTAAAATAGGGTTATAATATAAACCACGACCAATTCCTGAATATGTGCTTGTGGTATTAAATGTAGGTCTTAATTCAACTTGTGTATATGATGCAGTTCCACTTGATGGAGCAAAACTTGAATTGCCTGGATTTTGAAATGAATAATCAACTGCTGTTCCACTTGTTGGGCTAAATTGAGTAGTATTACTTGGGACTGGTAGTATAATGCTCCTTGTTCTTGCAACAGTTGGATTTGTATCTTGACCTCCAAACCGTAGTGTAGTTGTATTTCCACTCTGAGTCCAAAGACTTATATTTGTTTGTCTTGAATTAATACCTGTATCGAATGAAGTATGAGTTATTCCATACCCGGTATTATCTATAATTTGAAAACTAAAGTTATCAGTAATATTAATTCTTACTCTGCCATTTGCATAAGTTGGATTTGATAGAATTAATTGATTAGCTGTTGAAGTATGAAATCTCCCTTGCCCTAATACATCCAACTCAACCGTTGGAGTAGCTGTATTTATTCCTAATCTACTATTACTATTATCCCAAAATAAATTAGCACTTTGAGATAATTGATTAGAAGCATTCTGAAAGAATACACGTCCAGCAGTACCCGAAGCTATTGCAGTTGAATTAACTGTTAAACCTGAATCATTATTTGTCCAGCTTAATGTTCCCGTTCCATTTGTGGACAAAACTTGTCCACTTGTTCCATCTGCTGTTGGCAAAGTGTAAGTAGTGTTTGTACTTAAATTATTAGCAGCTCTTAAGCCTACATAATTAGTGCCGTTGTCTGACAATTCCATAAACCTTAAAGGAGCTGCATTTGAACCACTTGAATCGCCAATTAAAACAGCACCAGTTCCGTTAGGTCTTATTTGAATATTTCCATTAGAAGCGCTTGTAATTGTATGTCCGTTAACATCTAAGTTACCGCCTAATTGTGGCGAGGTATCTAAACTTACCTCGTTAATTTCAGCACCCGTTACATACTTAGTATCGTAAGTTGTGCCATTAAAGTCTGCTATTGGAATCCTATCTGTGCTTTCAACCTTTGCCGCTTTCGCTGTTAGTTGACTTATCTTTACGTCCGCCATTTATTTTGTTTAAATAAATTTGTAATTTTTTAATGTTTTCAGCCTTAGGCTTGTATTTCTTTAAATGAACCATCCAAAATAATTGTTTTGTGTGTCCGGGTACATATCCCCATTTGAATTTAAGTTATATTCAGGAAATAAGTCTTGATTAAAACTCATGTAATCAATAAATCTTTCTGTATAATGCTGTGCTATTGAACGCTCTTTTTCAATTAAGAAATCTATTTCGTCTTTTTCTACGTTTGTAGCGTTCTCGCTATTATGTTTAAATACGCCCTTGTTAGCGATTGTATAAGCCGCAAAGGGTAAGTATTCAACCATCGCCCAATGTATCAGCATAGGCTTTATATAAGTCGTTACAAGCGTTAAATAATTACCACCTAAATCATCGTTTACAATATCATCTTTTATTTTGTCTAATAACTTAGTGCCTAAGTATGTTTGAATGTGAATATCTTGAGCGACCTTAATCCATTGAATAAAGTTGTCCGTGTCTACGTTGCCATTCATGGCTGTAAACTTCACGATGTCATCTCTTGTTATAAGTAATGCCTCTGCCATCTTATTTTCTATAATACCCTCTGTCCTCTCGGTCAATCATTCTTTGACTTACCAAACTTGGATTTTTAACAATATAACCTAATTTCGCAGCTTTTGCTCCTGCAATTTGTTTAGCTGTGTTTACATCAATAGCTTGACCCTCAAACGTTGCATATACTCTTTTATTCCAGCGATGATAACAATTAGGACCACCTTTATACAACCATACTGAATATGTCGAAGCTCCATCAATTCCAAAACCAGCATTAACTGGCTGACTTCCCATTTTTATAATATCTTCTTTTCGATAAAGTTTATTTGCTCTCATCATGGATTTGCAAAATTCGCGTCCATTTTCTTTTCTTTCTCCAGCGTAAACATATCGAGTTAAAAATTTAACGCCATCAATAACCGCATCTTGTCCACTTCGCAAATTAGGTCTCGGATCTCCAGTTGAAACTAAATTAACAACCTTTGACAATAAACTTTGCTTTGGCTCTTTGCTTAATATCTCGTTGTCTTTTTCATCTGTATCGTAGTCAACTTCGTGTTCATCTATTAATATCCAGTCAGGATTTTCATCTTCGCCTAAATCAATTAACGCTTGAGCAATTTTATCACTTTGTGAACTTAATTCCGTGCCAGTTTCTTCGGCTACTTGCTCCTCTGTTTGAGCGTTTTCTAAATCTATAAACTCCAAAGGTTGTAAAGTCTTAAAGAATAACTTTAACGAAATTCCGTTGTAAGCTAATATCCTATCAAAAGCTTCAAGTAACTCATCTTGCATAGGTTTAATAACCATATTATCGAATAAAATACTTGAGTTCTTAAGTTCATCAGCATTCGAACTAAAACCCGTTGACGTTGCAATACCAAATAAAAGCGGACTTGTTACGTTATGACCTAACATAATTTTACGTAAGCACTCCTCACTTAAATACGAATAGTGTTCAGGTGCGTCGTTTAACGGAATATCATCTACGGTTGTTTTGCTTGTTTCATTTGCATTAAAAGCTACAATCGTTCGCAGTCCTTTAGAACCCGTTAATTGTGCGTTTACTTTGTTTGTAATGATACTTTGTTGCTCTTCAGTAGGTATACCATTGTTAAAGTTTATAACCTTTGTACCGCTGAATCCGTGTTGAACTTCATTAATTAAATAGTCTGCAATTTCCTCTTCTAATTTAGCATAAGGAACAGCACCTTGATAATCAGGGTAAGCGTAATACTTCATTCCTACCGTGTAAGGTTTCACAAAAAGTATTTCTATTTGTTCGTTTGAAAATCCGTAAGCAGGTATTCTTTTAGGTGCGTATTTTTTAACATCTTGCCAATTATCTGAATAATAATATCCCTCTACCTCCCCATCTTTATTACACTTTTCAGCACGCAATAAATTAACAGGCATATGGTAAGCCTTTAAAATTCTTTTACGGTCTTTTGAATAATGAACTTGAATAGCGCACTGCCCTAACATCTTTCTGTCAACTACTAATTTACGAACGCAATCAGCATGAAACAAAGACATCATTTGAGCGTACTCATTTGGCTTTTT